CACCTGACACAATCGAGAAGGGTTATTCGGAATATTTGAGAAAAGGTAGAGCAGAACAGAAGTTGAGGCTCAGACAACTCCAATTTAAAGCTGCTGAGAAGGGAAGTGCAGCAATTCTAATATGGTTAGGTAAGCAAATATTAGGTCAAAAAGATGGTATAGAGAGTACTGATGATGATAAGCCTTTAGCTTGGTCTTATGATTAATGCCACTTACTAAACCTCAAAAGACTATTATTGAAAGCACTAAAAGGTTTAGAGTTCTTATATCCGGTAGACGATTTGGTAAGACATATATCGCCATTAATGAATTAGCTAGGTTTGCTAGATATCCTAAAAAGAAATGTTGGTATGTTGCACCATCTTATAGAATGGCTAAAGACATTGTTTGGCGAGAACTCCTGAATAAACTAAGAAAACATAAATGGCTCAAATCTGTTAATAATTCTGACCTTACAGTAACCCTTAGAAATAACTCTATTATATCATTAAGAGGTGCAGACAATGAGAACTCACTTAGGGGTGTGGGTTTAGATTTCCTTATACTAGATGAATTTTCTGACATTAAAAATCATACTTGGTATGAAGTGCTAAGAGCAACTTTATCTGACAAACAAGGCTCTGCTTTATTCTGTGGTACTCCTAGAGGTTATGGTAATTGGAGTTATAATCTATTTACCAAAGCTAATGATGACCCTGAATGGGCAAGTTTTCAATATACTACATTGGAAGGTGGTCAAGTTCCTGCCAACGAAGTAGAACAAGCAAGAAGTGATTTAGATGAAAGAACATTTAAACAAGAATACGAAGCATCATTTGTTAATTATGCAGGGCAAATCTATTATAACTTTGATAGAACACAGAATATAATCCCTAAATATGAGAATGAAACAAATACTATTCATGTAGGTATGGACTTTAACATTGACCCCATGACGGCAATTATAGCTGAAATTAAAGATGATGATGTTTATATCTATGATGAAATTCAAATCTATTCTTCTAACACACAAGAAATGGCACAAGAATTAAAGAACAGATATTATAATTATAATATTATTGTATATCCTGACCCTGCTGCTAAACAAAGAAAGACATCAGCAGGTGGTGTAACTGATATTGCTATATTAAAAAACGCAGGATTTAATATTAGAGTTAGAAATACTCACCCACTTGTGAGAGATAGGATTAATAGTGTGAACGCAAAATTAAAAACAGCTAAAGGCAAATATAGTTTATTTATTGCTAACAAGTGTAAAAATGTTATAAAATCTTTGGAAAGACAAATTTATAAGGAAGGTACAGTTATTCCTGACAAGGATAGTGGTTACGACCATTTTAATGACGCACTAGGTTACATGATAGAATATTTATACCCAATTCGCAGAGACTTTAATCCAAGCAAACCCAAGAGGTGGTCATAATGGCTAGTTATACAAGAGAATACTTAACATCTAGGCACATGAATTATCAAGATAAGTTCCATGATTGGAATTTTCATTTGCGTTCTTATCTTGGTGGTAAGGATTATCAGAATGGTTATTTACTCAATAGATACACATTAGAGACTGATGAAGAATATTTAAAAAGAGCAAATAACACAGCAATCGATAATCATTGTAAGAATGTAGTGCAAATTTATTCATCATTTTTATTTAGAGTTCCACCTACAAGAGATTATGGAAGTATGGCAGGTGATGAGCAATTACAATCATTTTTAGTTGATGCAGATTTAGACGGAAGAAGTTTTAATAATATTATTAGAGAAATGCAAGTCAACGCAAGTGTCTATGGTACTTGTTGGGCAATATTAGATAAGCCAAGCATAGTGACTAATACTAGAGCTGAAGAATTACAGCAAGACATTAGACCTTATATGAGTCTTTATACACCTGAGAATGTTTTAAATTGGAATTATGAAAGATTAGCTAATGGTAGATTTTATTTAACATCATTAACCTTATTAGAGAATTTAGAAAATGATGATGCAATTATTAAAGTATGGTCACTAGAAGATATATGCACATATAGAGTTGATGACTTTAGCAAAGGTTATTCTACTGCTAAACCTGTATTATTAGATGAAGTTCCTAACGCATTAGGTGAGATACCTGCTGTTGTTTTATATAATCAAAAATCACAACGCAGAGGCATAGGCATATCTGACCTGAATGATGTTGCAGAATTACAACAGTCTATTTACAACGACTATTCAGAGATTGAACAAGTTATTAGATTATCTAATCACCCATCATTAGTTAAAACACCTAATGTAGAAGCAAGTGCAGGAGCAGGTAGTATTATAGAAATGCCTGAAGATTTAGACTCAAATTTAAAGCCTTATATCATTCAACCAAGTTCACAATCATTAGATGCTATTATGAACAATATTAATATGAAGGTGGAAGCTATTAATAGAATTACTCACATGGGAGCAGTAAGGTCAACAACTAATGGTGTTCAAAGTGGTATAGCTTTACAGACTGAGTTTTCTCTTTTAAATGCAAGACTAAGTGAGAAAGCAGATTACTTAGAAAATGCAGAGGAACAGATATGGAGGTTATTCGCTAAGTGGCAGAATAAAGTTTTTGATGGTGAGATTATCTATCCTGAGTCTTTTGACCTAAGAGATTTTGCAAGTGATTTAGATTACCTACAGAAAGCAAAAGCAAGTGGAGTACAATCAGAAACATTTAAAAAAGAAATAGATAAACAAATTGCTAGAGCAGTTGTAGATGATGATGATGTAATTAAAGCTATTGATAATGAAATAGATGCTAAAACTTCTCCTATTGGTCAATTCTCTACAAACTCCATAGAGGGTGAAGAGATACAAGAATAATTGTACCACCCAACATTACTAGAAATATTAAATTGGACTCACGAACAAAGAAAAGAAAAGCAAAAATGTTTCTGTGGAAAATTTGCAAACTATGGTAAACCCATTACTAATAGCATTGCAAGGGAACTTCTTTGCACAGAACACTATAGAGAAAAGGAAAGACCATGCCATATCACAGAGGAAAAAAAACAAAACTTAAAAGTAGAAAACCAATTAAACCTGTTATGAAAAAGAAAAAGAAATAATGAATGGCGAAGATAGACTTCATAACAAGACTAACTGACCAACATGAACAAAGAATAATTGGTACATTAAAAAATTTAGAAGATAAAATTGTTGCTCAATTACAAAAAAGTCTTGGTGGTGAATTAACATTATCAACTCAATTAGCTATTCAATTACGACCTGCATTAAAAACCCTCATTGAAGAAACCTATTTAAAAGAAGCATCATTATTAGTTAGTGAGTATGATGAAATAGTAAAAGAATATCAGGCATTAATTAGACCTTTGCCATTACCTGATAGATTTAAAACATTAACCAAAGCTGATTTAACAACTATTAATAACTTAAAATTCTTATCATTTAGTGGATTTGAAGAAGTAGCCAATAGATTTCTTAATGTTATATCTGACAATGTTTACCAATCGGCAGTTACAGGTAAGCCATTTAACGCAATGGTTAAAGAAATTAGAGGCGCAATCAATGGTGTATATCAAAGTAGCAATGAGAACGCAGTTAATAGATTAGTCGATTATGTTGCTAAAAATAGATATTCAGATAATAAATCTATATTAAGTAAAGTGGCTATTGCTAAAACCCAATTAAATGGCAAATATGCTAGTGATATTCTAGGAAACAATATGCGTAAATATGCAAGTCAAATAGCACATGATAGTATAATGCAATTTGATGGTCAGTTTACTAAATACAAAGCAAATGAAGCAGGTATAACTTCATTTAAATATACAGGAACAAATATAGCAACTACTAGAGATTTTTGTAGAAGGCATCAAAGTGAAATATTTACAGAAGAAGAAGCAAGAAATTTATGGAGTTCAAGGTGGGCAGGAAAGTCCGGTAGTGACCCATTTATAAATCGTGGTGGGTATAGATGTAGGCATAGTTTTATTCCTTATGACCCTGAATGGGAAAATTTACTTGAAGATTAAACCAAATAAGTCTAAAGATTAATAAACACACAACACAAAGGAGTGTCCAATATGGCTGACGAGCAAGTAACGGAAACAATAGTTGAAGAAACTAAACAAGAAGAAGTCAAACAAGAACAACCTCAATTAAAACAAACTGATATTGATAAGATAGTTGCTGATAGACTAGCAAGACAAAAATTATCTATAATGAAAGATTTAGGTATTGATAGTCTTGATGATGCTAAGTCTGCAATCACAGAGAAAGCAAAGAAAGAAGAAGAACTTGCATTAGAACGAGGTAAATTTGATGAAGTGATTAAAAAGAAATCACAAGAGTTTACAGAAAGAGTTACTAAACTAGAGCAAGAACTTAAAAATGAAAGAGTTGATAAACAGCTTATTAATTCAGCTTCAGTCAATGGTGCTATCAATCCTGAGCAGATAAAAGAACTATTAAAAAATAATGTTCAATTAAATGCAGATGGTAGAGTGGAAATACTTGATAAAGACAAAACTCCACGATATAACTCACAAGGTGAACTATTAACTGTTGATGAAGCAGTAAAAGAGTTTTTAACGCAGAACGCACACTTTCAAAGCGCAACTCCTTCAGGGAGTGGAAGTGTAAGTAATGTGGGTAAGTCAGATACGAATAAGACTCTAAACATTTCGGAACTAGACATGAATAATCCTGCCGACAGGAAAATCTATGCTGAACTTAGAAAGCAAAGAGATAGTGTCAGTACGATTATTAATTTAAATAAATAAATATCATTGAAAGGATATTAAAATGGCAGATGAAACAACCTCCAGTACAGTTAGTGAACTGTATACTGAAATCGTAGCTGAAGCACAATTCGTTATTCAAGAGCAATCTATAATGAAAAACCTTGTGAAGAACTACGCAATAGCAGGTGGTGGTAAATCAGTTGAAGTTCCTATTTATGCAGCAGTCGCAGCAGCAGCAGTAGCCGAAGCAACAGATTTAGCTAACACAGCAATTAACCCAACTTCTGTAACTATTACAGCAGCAGAAGTAGGTGTAATGACAACATTAACCGACCTAGCAAAAAACTCTGCTCCTAGAAATGTAGCAGCAGATATTGGTAGACTTTTTGGTGAAGCAATCGCTAAAAAAATGGACCAAGACTTAATTGCTTTATTTGATGGTTTTAGCACAGCAGTTGGAACAGACTCAGCAGCTATTACTCCTGCATTATTATTTAATGCAGCATCAACACTAAGAGCATTAGGATTACCTGTTAATGAAACATATTGTGTTTTACACCCAAAGATTGCTTATGACCTTAAATCAGGTCTAACAAATACCTTTGCAGGTTTAGATACTGATTTATCTAACGAAGCATTAAGAAATGGCTTTATTGGTCAAATCGCAGGTATTAAAATCTTTGAAACAGGTAATATGTCAAACACAGGCACAGCAGGTGATTATAAAGGTGGAATTTTCCACAAAGACGCACTTGCTATTGCTATGATGCAGGACATTAAGATTGAAACACAAAGAGACGCTTCTCTTCGTGCAGATGAAATCGTCGCAACTGCAGTCTACGGAGTAGGCGAATTGCACGATAGCTACGGAATTGAAGTCGTAGCAGACTCATCAATTCAATAGTAATACTTTTATGGGTGGGGGTAATTCCCCACCTATTATTGAAAGGATAAAATTATGGCAACCTCTGAATTTTCAGTATCTATAGCTGATGTAAAAGATTACAAACCTGATGTAGAAGAATATGGTTTATTAGATAGTAATAATGATTTTGATGCAGCATTACAAAATGCAGAAAATGACGTTATAAGACAAGTTCGTGAGGAATGGTGGGAAAGATATCGCCATACTGTAAGATATAAAGATATTACGAAAGTTACTTCTATTGAATTAGATAGTACTAAATTAACAAATTCACAATGGACTAGAGCAGTTGTTTATAAAGCACTTGCAGAATATATATTACCATTATTTACAAAGTGGGTTACTCCTGAAGGTGACAAAGATGCTTTTCAAGTACAAATGGAACATTATAAAACAAAATATGCAACTGAATTTCAAGCAGTATTAAGAGATGGTGTTGAGTATGATGAAGATGGAGATAACACAATATCAACAAGTGAGAAAGAGCCAATTCACCATTTAAGATTAGTTAGATAATGGTCGCTGACATAAAGATTACTAGTAATTCCGTAGAGATTGCTAATGAAATCAAAGCTATGTCAAGAAAGATGTCTAGTGCTATTAAGAAGTCACTAGCAAATGTTTCAGCTTTTGAAATAGATGCAATTATAGATAGAACACAAAATAAAGGTGTTGATGCTTATGGTAAACGATTTAAACCCTATTCACCTAATTATAAACGAGCAGGAGTTAAACAATCAGGAGTAGTTGATTTAAAAGACACAGGTGAAATGTTTAGTTCTTTAACAACTAAAGTTTCATCTAGTAAAGGTGTATTATTCTTTAGACAAAACCTTGCTAATAAAAAAGCAGCATTTCACGATATGTTTGGTGTAGGTAAGAAAAAAATTACTAGACAATTCTTTAGAATAAGTAAAGATGAACAAAAGAAAATACAAAGATTATTTTTTAAGATATTAGCTAGGGAATTAAGAATATGAGTAAAAGAGAAGATATAGCCACCGATATAGTAACTAAACTAACAGCAGTTAGTTCACCAATTACATTTAAGAAGATTTCAAGAGAGCCATTTGAAGCTGAAGAATTAAGTAACGCACAATTTCCTGCCGTTTATATCTCTACAAGTGATGAAAGTAGAGAAGATTTTACTATGGGTAGTAATAGTACCGGTAAAAGGTCAGGTACTATTGATTTTGTTATAGTTGGTTATGTTAAAGGCACAACAACAAATATTGATACTGCAAGAAACCAATTAATTGAAGTCGTAGAAGAAACACTTGATAATGATATTACTAGAAATGGAAATGCTATTGATACACAGATTGTAGATGCATCAGCAGATGAAGGTGTATTATTTCCTATCGGAGCAGTTAGAATTGTGGTAAGAGTTTTATATGAATTTACAAGAGGTACAGCATAATGGCTAAAGATATAATAATGATTAAAGGGGAAAATATAATTACTATTAATCCCAATAACCTTGATAAGTTTTTAAAACTAGGTTATGTTCAGAAAGGTTTTGAGATTGAAAATAAAACAGTTGAAAAACCAAAAAAAGAAGATAAAAAAGAAAAACATATTAACAAAGATATAGAGGTAACAGAAAATGGCAACACATCACGGTAAAGAAGGTGTAATCATAGCAGGGTCAGATGTCATTGGTGAAGTAAGTGGCTTCTCATTAGATACTACAGCAGACGTTGTAGAAGATACATCATTAAGCGATACAGCAAAAACATACATAGCAGGTAGAACTGGATTTTCAGGTTCAGTAGATATGCACTATGACGAAACAGATACTGCACAATCAGCATTATTAGCAGGAACAACAATTAGTTTCACACTATTACCCGAAGGTAATACTACAGGTGATGAATCATTTGTAGGGTCAGGTATTGTCACATCAATGTCATTTGCAGTAGCATTAGATGGTGTAGTAACAAGAACTGTAGCTTTTCAAGGCTCAGGTGCATTAACAATAGGTACTGTTTCTTAATAATATATGACAACTGAAAAAATCGACTTCTTTGAAGGAGTCAAAGGTCACTTTGATGCTCTAGAAACTAAGATTATTGAAGTAGAAGAATGGGGTTTAATTGGTGATAAAGCAATTTACACTAAGCCTTTTAATATGCTTGAAAAGTCTAAGATATTTAAAGGTAGTGAAAGTGGAGATTTAAATGTTCTTATTGATGTCATTATAGAAAAAGCATTAACTAAAGATGGCGATAAAATGTTCACTATGGAACATAAACTTAAATTTAAAGTTAAAGCTGATACAGATGTATTAGCAAGGGTTGCTTCTCAAATAATGAACACAGACGATACTTCCTCTTTAAAAAAAAAATAAAAGAAACACCTGAAATCTATAATGTTTTAGCAATCGCTGAAAAGTTGCATAAGACAGTTGCTGAAGTCTTGCAAATGTCTTGCTATGAGTTTATGTTGTGGTTATCTTACTATGAATTAAAACATGAAGATAATGATAGACAACAAAGAATAGCGAAATTGAAACAATGACAACTAAAAAACTTGCAATAGATATTATAGCTAAAGATAAGAGTCAACAGGCTCTTAATCAAGTACAAGGTAATCTTAATAAAACTAAATCATCAGTATTAAATCTAAAAAATGCTCTTATTGGATTAGGTGCAGGATTAGCTATTAAGTCTATTGTTAATATTGGTTCAGAAGTAGAAAATTTAGGTGTAAGATTTAAATTCTTATTTGGTAGTGCAGACCAAGGTGCATTAGCCTTTGCTAATCTTACAAAATTTGCAAGTAAAGTTCCATTTTCATTAGAAGCAATTACAAAAGCATCAGGTTCACTAGCAGTTGTTGCAAAAGATGCAGGTGATTTAAATAGAGTATTAGAAATTACAGGTAATGTTGCAGCAGTATCAGGATTAGATTTTGAAACTGCTGCTATGCAAATTCAAAGAGCATTTAGTGGTGGTATAAGTGCTGCAGACTTATTTAGAGAAAGAGGTGTAAATGCTTTATTAGGATTTAAAGCAGGTGCTACAGTTTCAGTAGAAGAAACAATAGCAAAATTTGAAGAAGTGTTTTCAAATGGTGGGAGATTTGCAGGAGCAACAGATGCACTAGCACAAACATTTCAAGGAACTCTATCAATGCTTGGTGATAAAGTTTTCAATTTTCAAAAAACTATTGCAGAAGCAGGTTTCTTTCCTGAAATAAAAAAGCAATTTGGTGATTTAAATAATACTTTAGAAGAAAATGAACAAATAATAGACCAACTTGCTAAAAAGATTGGAGTAGGATTAGCAAGAGCAGTAAAAATGGTTGCTGATGGTTTTAAAACATTAGCAGATAATGCAGATTTAATATTTGGAATATTTGCAGGGATTATAGCTTTAAAAGTTGCTACTGCATTTGTAGGTATTGCAACAGCAATTACAACTATGAAATTTGCAATGATAGGATTTAATACGGCAACTAAAGCCAATCTTATCTTTGGTGGTATAGCTATTTTTATTGGCACTATGGCTTTATTAATTACGAAAATGAAAGAATTTAAAGCAGCACTAACAGATGGAAGTATAGTAAGTACAGTAACAGATTTTAAATCAGCAGCTTTAGCTATTGCGCAAATAAATGCAGAAATTGATGCTCTCCCTAAAAAAGACAAAAAATTAACAAATGCAGGTGGTGATAGTAAAAAATATACAATACTTAAAAAACAATTAGAAGCAATAGAAGAATTAAATTTAAAGTTTGAATCAAACAGAATAAGTAAATCAGGAAATGCAGGTAATCGAATAATTGAATTATCTAAAGCTGAATATGGTAAAAAAATACTTGCAATACAAGATTCTTTCTTAGATGAAAGACAATTAGTTCTTAAAAAGAATGAAGAAGATTTAGCTATAATTGATAAATTTTTAGAAGAAGAATTAAATATAACTAGAGCACAAAAAAATCATTTAGAAGATGTAAAGAAAGAAATTTATGAAAGAGGTGTAGCAGATATTGCGCTTATTGCTCAAAAAGAATTAGACGCAGTACAGGCATTAGAAGATGAAAAAACTAGAATATTAGATGAAGCAAATAAAGAAAGAATTGAAAATATAAGAAATGAAGGCTCTGTATTAGAAAACTTAAAAGAAAATTATGCTGCATTTTTTAAAGATTTTAATGAAGGTAAATTAGTAGCTGATGCATTAACAGATACATTTGCAGAATTAACAAAAGGTATAGGAGATGCGATTGCACAATCAATAGTATTTGGCAAATCTTTTAAACAGACTTTTGGTGATGTAGCAAGACAGGCACTAGCAAGTTTAATATCAGCTTTAGTTCAAATTGGTGTTCAAATGGCAGTTAATGCAATAATAACTAAATTAGGAATGAAAACATCAGAAGAAACTACAGTTAAATCTTTAAAAGCAATTAAAAAAGAAGCAACACCTACTGCTTTCTTAGTTTCACTAGCAACTGCAGGAAGTAATGCTTTCGGTGCAATAGCAGGAACAATAGCAACTTTTGCTGTTACTAAAGCATTAGCAGGAAGAAGAACAGGTGGACAAGTCACAGGTGGTACTCCTTATATGGTGGGTGAACAAGGACAGGAAATGTTCGTACCCAATCAATCAGGAACAATAGTACCTAATGATAGATTAGGTGGTGGTCAAACTATCAATGTAAATATTCATGCTAATGACACACAAGGATTTGATGAGTTATTAATTAAACGCAGAGCAACCATAGTTAATGTAATTAATGATGCTTTAAATAGTCAAGGAAAGGAAGCATTAGTATGAGTGGAACATTACCAACCTCACC